GTAAGCCATGTTCAGACCCCTCAGACGCTCGTGATCTTGCGAGCCGCAGCCGGCTCGACGATGATCGGGACGGTGACGCGGCGCATACGCAGACGCCACACGTCCTCGTCGTCGTCCCGGATGGTCTTGGCCTGCACACCGACGCCACCAGCGTTGGCGTAGCCGGGGCCGCCTAGGTCCTCGTCAGCCATGCCGCCGAGCATCTGCGAGTCCAGCACCAGCACCGTGCCCGCGGTGGGCAGGTTCGGGGAGGGCAGGAACCGCATCCCGTCGATGACCGGGAACGCGCCGGTGATCAGCGGGTTGCTGCTGTCCGTCTCGCGGGGCAGGAAGCCACCCGAGGTGAACGCGGCGAAGGCGTACGCCCAGGTCGTGTCGTCGAGGACGACCGTGTCCGGGTCGTAGCCCTGGTTGAGGGCCAGGATGGACGCCTTGGCGACGGCGACATCGGTCAGGATCTGCTTCGCCGAGGCCGTCGACCACGTCGCCGCAGCCGCACCGGTGGCCGTGACCGCGGATGCGATGGCGGACAGGGCAACCGAGTCGATGAACTTCACGTTCTGGTTGACCAGCTTGATCATCGCCTTGTTGACGGGCTGCATCCGCTGGCGCTTGATCGACTCATCGGTGATCTCGGTGTCCTGACCCCACTTGACCGTCTTGGCGATGGACGCCGTGCCGGTCGCAGCAGTGGTCAGCGGGTACTCGGCGCCGGGAGCGACCGCACGCGGGTTGTCCGCAGTGAAGATCGTTTCCCCGGTCTCGTACAGCACCGCCCCGCCCTCGACCGAGAACCGGCCGGTGAGCAGGGTGTCAGCGATGTACCGCTGTTCGGCCAGGGTGCGCAGCCGGCGAGCGATCAGGGTCGGGGAGTTGAGGAACCGGCTGATCGACTCGACGTCGCCCGAGAGCGTCGGCGAGGGGGCCGGGTAGGTGTAAGCCATGTCAGGTCAGTCCTTTGGTCTCGTCGGCTCAGCGGGTGAGCTTGACTTCGACGAGAGCAGGCCCCGTCGCGGTGGTCAGGGCCAGGCCGACGACGTTGTAGTCAGCCGTCCCGTTGGTGTGCGTGGCGACGGCACCGGCAGCGGCACCCTCGACGAGCTGGCCGGCAGTCACGGTCCCCGAGGCGGGGATGCGCTGAACGCCGCTGGTGAAGACGGTGACGTTGTCGCCGGATGCGCCGTCGAAAGCGGCGACACCGAGCCAGGACGCGGACGCCGCAGTGCTAGGGGCGACGGTGCCGGAACCGGAGACGATCACGAGCTGGCCACCGGTGATGGCAGCCGACGCCGCTCGGGTGATCGCATCACCATCATCGTGAAGCGGGAGGTACTCAGCCATCAGATGGCCTTTCTAGGAGTAGAGAGAGGGGGTTGTTACTTCGTGCCGAAGAGCTGCGCGAAGAGGACGTCGTCCTCGGACTCGACGCCGCCGGGAGTGGCCCCGGGACGCAACTGCTCCACCGGACGCCGCTGAGGTGCGGTGGCGGGCGGGGGAGCGGGCTGGGACTGCGCGGAGATCAGAGCCGCGATCTTCTGAGCGCGGGCAGTGACTTCCTCTTCGGTGCCAGAGCCGAGCAGGTCGAAGTGGTCAGCCGAAATGCCGTGCGTGGCAGCCGCCTTGTAGCGGATCGCTTCTGCGCGGGCATTCTCGGCGTCCCGCTTGGCAGCCTCGGCTGCTTCGGCGAAACGCTGAGTCTCGGACTTGGTCGACTCTTCCAACGCGCGGAACTGGTCGGCCATCGGCTTCAACTCGTTGACCTGCGTGCGGTACTTCGCCGCTTCCTGATTCGCCTTCGTCAGCGACTGCCGCGCCCACTCGGGGAGCGCACTGGCGTCCTGCGTTTCGGGCTGCTGCTGCGGTGCCTCCGGGGCGTTCTGGGCAGCGTCGGGCGAGACCGGTTCGGTCATGGGGGTGTCCTCCAGGGACTGTGGATTGGTGGTGCATCCGCCGTCACCTGGACGGGGAAGATTTAGGACATGACCTAAAGGGTCCTAAGAGGTTTTCTTTAGGACCCGTCGGCCTGGCGCTCGTTCCACGCCTTGCGGAAGGCGGCCATGCGCTGGGCACCGCTCAGGCCCTGCGCCGATTCCCTGTAGATCGCATCGGCCTGGTCGCTGATCGCGGGTAACTGCTGTCCGCGGCTGAACGCCGGGGCGCCGGAGCATCCGCAGTCGTTGTGCGCTTGAAAGGCGACGGTGTCCTTCTTGTACACAACGCCTCGACTGGAGAGGAGGGCACAGAAGGCGCACGGGTCGCCGTCGGTCACGCGATACCAGCCGACCGCGGCACGATCGTGCTTGACCGTTTCCAGCACCGTCGTGCGGCCACCGTCGAGCGCCACCCGGGCAGCAGTGCCGAGGGTGGTTGACAGTGCCGTATTCGGCTGCGCCGTGTCCTTGGCGATCATCCCGGGACCGGAGAAGCCGAACGCCTTGGCCATCCACTGGGGATCAGGAGCGGGGGCCGTCTTGATCAGGCTCCGGGGAGTCGGTGAGCTCAGCGCCTGCGCCCGAGCGGACTGGTAGAACCGCCCGGCCGCCGCGGACGACTGCCCGTGGTAGTTGCCGACCAGGAGTTGCATGGCCCGGAGCCACCCGGGGAACGTCTCCGCCAGCCGCGTCTTGTCCAGCGCCGGCCACAGCTTGATCACGTCCCGCATCAGTGCGGCACGGATCGCCATCTGCACGGCCTTGGCAGCGACGGCCGCCTCGAGGGCATAGGTGGCGGCCTGGCCGACGTCGACACCCTGCGGGGGCGCCTGCTGGTCGGCGGGTGCGGTCACCCTCCGCCGAGCCCGGCAGCAACGTGCGGGTCAGGTGCCTGGGTCTGCTTGCTCAGCGTCACCATCAGCTTGTCGAGGGAGTCGCCGGACTTGATCAGCTCCACGGCCTGCTGCTGGTCCTGATCGGTCCAGCCGGGGACGCGCTTCCACAGCATCTCCGCCGGGATCCCGAGCATCTGCTGCATCTTCCCCAGCGCATCCACGATCGCCCCGGGAGACGTGGTGGTCATGTCCCGCCACCGGATCTGCGAGGACGTGTCCGATGCGGCCGAGTCGTCGCCGTCGATGAGTGCCGCCGTCCGCAGCACCAACTCCCAGGATTCGCCGAACGAGGTCTTGATCTCCGACCCCTTGCGGTCCTTGCCGGCGTCCATCGACGCGACCGCTTCCGCACCCACGTTGCGGGGTGCCGTGCCCGACGAGCCGAGCGCCGTCGCCGGCACCTGCGCGATGGCCGACATGTCGGCGAGCGCGGAGTCCTTCGACGTGATGTAGGGCGCCAGGTCGGTGCCGTCGAGGGTGCCGACCTTCACCGTGTCGTCCTTGAACGTCCACAGCTCCGACGCCGCCGCCTTCAGTAGCTCCTGCTCCGACTGCGGAATCCAGCCGATCACGTACCGCTGCTTGAACGCCTGGTAGTACTGCGCGATCGACATTTCGAACGTGGTCTCGTCGATGCGGCGCTGAATGTCGATCAGCGGCTCGACGATGCCGAACTGCTCCTCGCCGTCGAGAAGCATCCGGTCCCGGAAGCGGGCCACCGGGCAGAACCCGAGGCCGTGCTCACGGGCCTCGAGGAAAACCCACTGCGTACCGTCCGGAATGCGCATCTGCGCACCCAGACCAGAGAGCGGATACTTCTCCACCCCGATGTGGTAGACCATTTCCTCGTCGTAGAGCTTGACCATCGGCCCGTTGACGTCGAGGGCCATCATCGGCCAGTCGTCCACGGTCGGGTCCTGGTAGATCGCCGTCATTCGGCGCGGCGAGTAGCCCTCGATCACAGGCGCGGTGTCACCGGGCAGGATCGTCACGTACGACGCCCCGTACTGGAGCGCAGAACGGTGCACACCCGTCTGTCGGGCGTCCAGGCCGTTCTTCTGCCAGTACTTCCACGCCGACGACGGAATGCCGTTGGCCTCGATGTAGCCGTCAGCCTTCATCACCTGCGAGAAGGTGTCGAGGATCAGCGGGAGGAAGTTGGTACGCGACTTCCACGCCAGGTTCTTCATCACCTGCGGGGCGTCCTGCGGCATCTCCACGGTGGGAGCACCAAGACCGACCGCAGTGATCGGCTGGTTCATGTACTGCGAGTAGGCGCGGCGAGGGTTCACGGCGGCGGCGATGAAGTTCAGCCGCTCGGCCTCGTAGATGCGCGGACCGCCCCAGATGTTGCGGGCTGCGTCTAGCGCGTCCTTAGGCTTCAAAGCCACGCCGAACCGCCTCTCATCTGAAGAATGCTTGGCCCGTGTAGACCTTCTTGGGTGCCGCTGCGAGCGCCAGACGGCGCACCATTCGGGCGCCGATCACGCACACCGCGGCGTCGATCTTGCGGGGGGAGTCGGGTGACTCCTTGGAGATCGACATGCGGCCCTTGTGCGGGGAGTTCCGGGCGTTCCCGACGTGCCGAGCCGTCCGTGAATCTCCGTCGTGTGTGAACCGCCCCGAGACGATCTCTTCGTGGCACACCTCGGCCGCCTCGGCGAACTCGTAGGCGTGTGAGCGCATGTCCCAAGCGATGTGCGCCGGCTCCCGGCCAGACGGGGCAGCCATCACCACGTACTGGTCTTTCCAGCGGTCCGGCCACGTCACCCGGACGAAGCCTTGCCACTCCTGCACGTCGGCGAAGAAGGCCACCACGTTGTACTTCTCGTGGGCCCGGATCACCGCCGAGTCGACAGCGCCGACAGGGACGACATCCTCGGTGGTGTGCTTCGGGTCGGGCTCGTAGACGTACTCGGTGAAGACGTGCCCGTCGGACATGCAGCAGCCGACCAGCGCCGTCGCATCCCGAGACTTGGAGCCGTCGAAGAAGAGGACGACGTCTTCTCCATCGGAGACGACCCGCGTCGAGTTGGTGAGCTTCGCCCACTCCTGCGGCGTCACCCACGCCCGCTCATCGGCGACCGGCTGATTCAGGTACTTCCGGCGCGAATCCGACTCCAGCGACTGCAAGTCCCAGATGCGCTCCCGGATCGCGTCCAGGTTCGCCCACCAGCAGTCCCCGTAGACGTGCTCGAGGCCAGCCGTGAGACCAACCTCGTCAGGACCCGGCTCGTCATGCAGGACCGTGTTCGGGGGTGCCACGCGGGCGTCGTAGAGGATCTTCGACTCACCGCGGGTGCGGCCTTCCTCCTGTGCGACCCATGAGTCCCAGGACTTCTCGGCGACCGAGTCGGCGCCGGGCTCCCACGAGTTGCAGGTCTCCAGCATCCGTGACCCGGACTTGGCCAGGTTGTCCGCCAGCGTCGCAGCGAACTCCGGGCCGTTGCGTGCCGGTGTCCAATGCTCCGGCTCGTCGCCGACGACGAACGTGAACTCGCCACCCTCAGCGGACGACGCCGAGCCGGTGAGGATGTGCAGCTTCCCGCCGGCCGCCACGTTGTACTGGGTCAGGCCGGGGTCGAGACCGTGATCCCGGACGACGCGGGAGCCCTTCGGCGCGAACGCCCGCACCATCCGCATGGTGTTCTCGGTCTGCGCCTCGGTGGTGGCCGCAATGACCACCCACGGCATCGATACGGCTTTCCCGACGCAGCCACCGGGCGCGTCCGGGTCCCAGTGGTCGAGCCGCACGGGCGCGCACAACTCCACGAGCGCCATGAGGGCCGCGAACGGGCTCTTGCCGCTGCCCTTGGCGAGTCGGCGCACGGCCCGGCGGTACAGCCAGTCGCCCGACTCGTTCAGCGCATAGAAGTGCAGCAGGAAGTCGATCTGCGACTGGGTGAAGGCGAATCGCTGGCCCGCGTTCGGCCCGTTCGGCTGCCGCAGGTACTTCGACGCCCACCGCACGGCCTCCCAGCCGAGCGTGAGTGACGGAACCTCGGTCGGGAGAGTGGCTAGACGGTCAGAGGGAGACGGCAGCGTCATCGGGGCGCTTCTCCGGGCCGCGCATCCACTCGTCATCGCCGTAGCGGGCAAAGCGCACGTTCATCATCAGGCCACTCGCGTAGCGGTACGCCTCCAGCTCCGAGGCGAAGGGCACGAAGGCCGACCCGTCCCAGTTGAAGGCGACCCAGACGCCCTCGGTCATCGGACCGAAGCCAGGTAGGTGACCATTGCCGCGTCGGCAGCAGCCTCGTCCTCGTCGACCTCGGGCGACTCAAGCTCAACCCGGGCCCGACGGCGCGAACCCTCCGTCGTCAGCAGCTCCGTAGCCGCACCAGCCCACGCCGCGATCATCTGCGCCGACACCCGGCCGCCCGCGAGCTGTCGAGACAGGATCTCCGCCCACACCCGCGCCGTCTGCCAGTCACTCGGCTGATACCAACGAGCCTGACCGGACTGCGCCAGCGACTCGTACCAGTCGCGGGCCATCTCATGCCACGTGGGATCGGCCGCGGGCTGCTCGGCACGAATGCCGGGCGCCTTCACCGTCTCGATGCCGTCAGAGTTCTTGTTCTGCCGGCGACGGTGATCCGAACGAGTCGGAACAGGACCTCGAGCGCCCATCAGTGACCTCCTGGGTCGTGGCGACCCACCTGGGGTCAGGAATCCTCGGAACGTGCCGCCTGCCACGACGAGAAGTGGCCGACGAAGTTCGCGTACAGCGAGACGAAGACGAGGAACGGCACGCTGTCCCGCCAGAACATCAACGTGGGCACCACCAAGACCGCCCACACGACCATCAGGAAGAGATGAAGGCGGCGAAGGTGCGCGGCATCGACACGGCGCACGGAAGCCTCCTGCTCAGAGAGGCAGGTGCCCCGTCAGGTCCGCGAGTTGGACCGGCGAGCCACGCAGCGGCTTGTTGGTCACCGTGATGTACCGGCCAGAGCCGTAGACCTCGACGCGCAACCCCCGGAAGGTCAACTTCCGGCCCGTCGGGACGTAGCCATGACCCCAGATGTGAATGCCAGTCCCAGACGGCGACCATTCGACGTAGGTCGCGGGCAACTCCGCAAGCCACGCCTTGGCCGCGGGATCGAGGACGCCACCTTCGGCGCAGTGGTCGACGTCGATGCAGACCAGCCCATCACCGTTCAGAACAAAGCCCTTGCGCGGCAGGTCTCGGACCGCAGAGTAGGACGCCCAGGTGGCCGGATCGGTCGAGCTGGCCGGAGCGCCATCGATCCGGATCGGCCGCTTGGTCGCGGTGTGCGACACCCACCGAGGAGCGTCCCGCAACTCCGCCGGCACCTGACGCCGAGAGAGTGCCTTGCGACAACGAGTCGAACAGGTCCGGGCGTGCGAGCGCACCAGCAGCGGAAGATCCGCCCCGCACATCTCGCACACCTGCAACGCCATGCCGACAGGCTACCAGCGATGTCACACTTTTGTGCCCACGACCTGCACGAACCTGGCGCGGTATGTAGATACCCCCGCTGGACGGTCAGGGGTGCCCCGGCCTTCACAACCCGTAGCCGATCTCCGGCGCTATACGTCTCGGTGTCGGGGCCGGCCAGGGCCTGGGACCCCCCCACCCCTCTGTGAGTCAGAGCAGGCCGGGATGCCTCGGCGTCGCCCTCCTGGTAGGCAGGCGGGCAGCCTGCGCCTCGGTCTGAGTCTTGATCGAGTGACAGTGGTGGCACACACCACGCCTGTTGCTGTAGGACCAACGGTCGCCACCCTTGTGCAGGGGGATGACGTGGTCCTCCTCGGTCGACACCTCAGTGCATCCATCGAAGCGGAGGTAGCAGATCGGATCGCGAGCGAGGATGTCGGCACGTTGTCTGCGTTGCCGGCTAGTAGATCCGGGATGCTTGCTGGTGGACCAGGCCACGGGCCGTCATCCTGGCCCGATGCGGTTGCCGCGTGGTGCGTGGCCATGCGCTACGCGGTTGGCGTCTGAGCCACCGGCCATGCCAGTGGCTTCCTTGTACCAGCTCTCAGTGACCCTCTTGGCCACCTCGGGGTTCAAGTACTTGACGAGGTGGTGGTACAGCTCGGTCCAGGTGCTCCACTTGGCACGGCCCTCGCCGTAGATCCAGTAGTGCTTGAGCTTGTCGCCACCATCGCCGGGGTGCAGGTCAGCCATTCAGGCTCACCTCCTGTGCTCAATGTGCAGCGGCGATTACCTGCCCGATGGCCTGCTGTGTGGCTGCGTTGTAGACGACGCGGGCACTCGGGCAGTAGGCGTCGATGAAGTAGGCACGGTCGATGACCATGTCGTGGTACGCAGCGTCGGTCGGATAGAGCGACCGGACGTTTTCGAGTAGCCCGGTCATGTCGGCCACGGTGTTGTCGCAGGTGTTGCCTGCGACGGTGACGGCCTCGCCGCGCTGGACTTCGGGGGCACCGAGGCCGGCCGCCGCAACGTGCGCCGTGTAGACGTCGTACGGGTCAGCCGGCGCTGTGGAGCTCGGGGATGTCGCGGAGGTCGATGTCTCTGCGCTCTTCGAGGTGTCGGCCTTGGCGGTACAACCGGCGAGAGCGAGCAGAGCAAGTGCGGTGACGGCTAAGCGGGTGTGCACGTCGCTGATAGTCGCCGTCCGGTTGCGAACTGTCTAGTACCAGTACCGCCGCCCACCAACGCCGTGCCCTGCCGCACCCAACGCGAGCAGCACGAGCCCGACGAGCAGCAGCACGACACCGATCCAGAACAACACCTTGAGCGCGGGGACGATCAGCGCCAGCACGATGAGGGCAATGCCGAGAATCAACATGATTGCGTCCCCTGACGTTGAGCTAGTTCCTTCTGCCACCGACGCTTAGCGTGCATCCGCTGACACTCGGGGCACACACGCTTGCGTCCTGCCCGATACGGGGGCAGCGGATGGTCGCGTATGCAACGCGTCTGCTTCGCTTGTCTTGCCGCTTGGTTAATGCCTCGTAGGACGTTCGTGCGCTGCGTGACGGGCTCGAGGTGGTCCGGGTTGACACAGTTGCGCACCCGACATAGGTGATCTAAGGAGAGCCCGTCCGGGATAGGCCCACGGAGTAGCTCATAGGCGAATCTATGGGCCTGCGACATAACCGGCGGGTTCGGCGCTACTAGGAACCGCCCGTACCCGTTCTGATTTAAGGCCGCAGTCCACAACCAGCACGTGTCGGTCTTGCGAACCTTCGGCCAAAAGCGTTCGGGCGCGGGAGTAGCCTTGCGCATCGTCGGTCCCCTTCCACGGGATCGTCAAATGCCCCGGGCTGACCTGGCCGTCAGCTCGGGGTCTTGCTGTTCAGGGGGTGGATGGCTAGACCTGCGCGTCGGTCATCTCAGCCACCCGCAGCCCGTCGCCGATCGAGTAGCCGGTTCAGCCGCAGCTCCGCATAGTCGACGGTGCGCTGTGCATCACCGGACGGGCAGTGCGCATGGTCGAGTCGCGCGCCCCGCAGTTCGGCGAGGGCTTCAGCTATCTGAACGTCGAGAACATCGAACGCAGTCGTCTTAGTTGCCACGCCGCTCACCTCGCATTCTCACGAGCGCCACGCCGATACCGATGAGTGCGCCGACCGCGATGAACGCGGCTTCCCCGACGACGAATAGGACAGTGGCGTACGGGATCTCTACCGTCACGGCTGGCCTCCCGCGGGAAGTTGTGCCCGAGGATTGCGGCCGGGCTCCGCGCCAGATCACTTGCGCACCGAGCGCGTCCCAACTGGCGGGGCAAGCAGAAGGCCCCGCCTGTTGAGCCAGTGGCTCAGAGCGGGGCCGCGTACTGCGTTAGATGGGACAACCACTCTGCGTCCAGAGAATGCGGTCGCCCGGGTGCAGAATGACACATCACCGTGACGCTGCGCAACGTGACACGCTTTCCCGTCCGGTTCGCTAGGCGCTTGCCTTGCTCTGGAATCGATCGGGGTCGTAGTGCCCGAGCACGGCACGGATGCCTTGTCGGCTCGCCATCTTCCGCACGTTAGCCACGGTGGTTCGCCACTGCTGCGCCAGTTCCTCGGCAGTCAACATCCGCCGTCCGTCCTCGGTCTTAGGTCGAGCGAGCTCCGCCGCTATGTCGTCGACCATGCGCTTGAGCCGAGCCTTGTCCGCATCGGTGGCCCACACCGCGTTGCACGTATCGCAGACTGCCGCGCCGGGTGCCTGCTCCCAACTCTGCGCACACCGGTCGGTGTAGACCCGCCACACCGCTTGCGTCTCGTCCCGTAGCCACACCTCTCCGGTGCAGTGCTGACCGTTCACGATGCTTGGGCAGCGGCTGTAGGGCCGATCGGCACGGTGCCCATTCGCCGCCTTGAGCTGGCCCACGAGCTGCCGGACCTCGCCGTACATCTCATCGACCCAAGGCTGGCCGGCGATCCAGTCCAGCGCCCGCGTGAGGATGTCGCGTTCACCGCTGATGGTGATGGCTGGCCGGTCTGCGAACCCGCGTTCCTCGCGCACCACCCGTGCCCAGGAATGGAGCACGTCGAGCACGGGCAACGTCTGGCCTGCCGCGTGCTGGTCGTCGTCGGTCTCGCTCATGCCGGTGCCCCGCCGGGTGTCCAGGTGAACGAGGACGTCGAGCCGCGCAGGTGCTCGAGTGGATGCCAGAGACCCACCGCCCGAGCCGCTGCGGATCGCCATGCTGGGGACGGCGGACAGGATCGCCGCCTCGTCCTCGATCTGCCTCAGCATGTCGTCCAGGCGGTCGAAGTGGACGGTGCATAGCAGCCCGTGCCGCGCCTCTGCCGGCTTGCTGTGGACGACACAGGCCCGCTGGTGATCCTCGGTCACAAGTGCTCTCCCTCTACGCGGAACCCGGGCTCAGCAGGTATGCCGTCATCAAGGATCATTCGGTGCCCGTAGATCCGCTCCGGGATTGAGTAGGGCAGGTTCTCGTCCCAGCCGATGCTGCGCAGTAGCCGCTTTCGGAACTCCGTTGTCACGAGGATGTCGGGCTCGTCGTAGTGCTGGGCTCGGTGCTCCTGCAAAGCCTCGACGAGTTCGCGTAACACGTTCTCGGCGCTCACTTGCTCCCCTTCTTCGGCTTCATCCCACGGGCCACGCTCTCAACGGCGGTGCACGATCCGGTCCCGATGACGCAGTGCCGGTACCAGCGCCGCCTATGCTTGTCGTACTTCCACGGCGTAAATCGGTGATCGGCCGTGCGTGCGATCGGCTCGGTCATGGTCACTTCCCCTTCTGGTACGGCGGCCAGCCCTTGACCGTCATCAGCCATTGCGAGGCGCTGTTGCCGTCGACGTCGAGCAGATCGCCGAGCATCCGATCCCAACCGGCGGACTCGTAGGTAACGACGCGGACGTCGATCGATCCGATGCGCGACCAGATCCAGTGTTCGAGGTCTTCCTTCGCTTGCTCCCACCCTGGGTGATCACCGCGCTCCGGCGTGTCCACCCAGACCAGCCGAATGGGCATGGAGTCGACGTCGGTGATGCGGAAGTCGTGGTCGCCCAGGTGCTCGATGCGGGAACGGATCAGGCGCAGGGTGTCCCCGTCCGTGACCTTCTCGACGCGATCCACCTGCCATTCGGTGCCGTCGATGCTCACGCGCTTTCCTTCCGGTCGAGTTTCGCCGCGACTGCTGCCGCGTCACGGTGGGCTTGGTAATGCCGGGTACGGGACGGCATCAATGGCTGCGGCGGTGTCGTGATCCGAGCCGTCGATCACCGTTGTGGTTTGGCAGCGTGGGCAGGTCCAACGGTCCATCGCGGTCCACATCAGGGACGCCACGCGGCGATCAGGTTCATCAGATCGTTCAGCAGCCGCTCATGCTTTTCCGAGTCGTGGACCTGGCCGTACTCGGCCACCGTCATGCCCTCGGATTCGGCCATGTGCTGCAACAGCCGTAGGGAAATCTCGTACTTGAGTTGGATGTCGTTCATGGCCGCCACGCCTCGCGGTAATCGGGGTGGTCGGCATAGGGCAGGGCGAGGAGTTCAAGCGTCTCGCAGGGGATCGACTCAAACGAGGCGTCATGGGCGTCGCACGGGTCGTAGCCGATCCTGTGCAGCTCCACGATCCGCCGCTTGGCCTCGCACTCGGCGAGGATGCGATGCGGTGCGAAAGCTCCGGTGAGAATCACGTCTCGACGGCCGATCTCCAGACGTGCCACCTCCTCGTCCTCAGCAATCCGCGCCAGCAGGAACTCGGTCAGGTTCATCTGTTCCTCCCCGCAAAGTTGAACCGCTTGAGTCGTTCCTCGATGTCGGCCGCGTTCTTGGCCTTGCGCTCAACCGAGTCCACCGGGTGCGGGAACTCGTCGGACAGGTCTCGCGCCTCGATCAGCGCGCCGTGCACCTGCAACGGGATGCCACTGGGCTCGGTCGCGGGCACGGCGGGAAACTCGTCGGTCGGCGTCTCGTCGGGCTCGAACCTTGAATTGTTGTCCACAGATTTCAAGGTTTCCGCCGCCGGTGAGTCGTCCTCCACCGGCTCGGGCACCTCCACGCCGAGGAATTCCAGCAGCGATTCGAGGCGGTAGTCGAGGCCAGCGAGCTGTTCGGCGTTGGCGGCGAGTTCCCGTTCGTGCGCGTCCCACCGCCGTTCGTGGGTCCACAGGCAGACGACGGTGATGAACGAGATGAGCAGGAACATGACGAGCAGGACGGCGAACCCGTTGCCGTTGGGCTGGGCGACGGTGGCGGCGGTCATCGGCTGGTCTCGGCGTGCAGGTCGGCCAGGTGGAGGGAGACGGCCGCGCCGATGGTGATCGGGTCGCGGTCCTCGACGAAGCTGCCCTCGTCCATTCCGCGCCTGATGATGGAGACGATGAGCTTCACGCGAGCGCCGAACACCGGGTCGTTCAGGTAGCGCCACCTTGCGTCGTCGGTGATCGCCTGCGCCTTTTCGTCGGCCTGCAAGTTGAGGTCTTGAATGAAGCGGGACCAGGACTCGTACACCGCGGCTGACTTCTCGATCTCGCTCACCCCGCCACCTCCGTCGTCGCGTCCACGTCCACGGTCTCGTCCAAGGTCGTCTCCTTCGTCGCGGTGGTTGCGGCGGATGGGAAGGCTCCGTCGGTGACTCTGGGTGGTGTCGGATCAGACTGCGATGGCGATTGCCGGGTCAGCGTCATTTCCAGGACCGGCGTACTCCCCGGCACCGACCCACGTTGTCCCGAAGCCGTTGACGGAAGCCTTGAAGACGGGATCGCCGTTGCGCTTCGTGACGGCCGCGGGGTCCTGGCATCCGCCTGCGCCGGGACGGTGGCGGTCGAAGTTGGCGACGGAGCTGAAGTGCTCGTGACAGGTCGGGCAATGGGCCTGGCTGAGTCCGGTCCAGTGGCGTCCACAGCGGCAGGTGGCGGGCATGGGGTGTCTCCTTCGGTTGAGGGTGTGCAGGTCGTGGCTTCCGGCGGCACAGGACGACTCAGCGGGTCGCCTCTTGCTGCGACGCGGAACCCACGGCCACACGTCCCCGGACTACCAGCGGCCCTCACGACGTCATCGCCAGCAGCACGAAGGCCACCGCGAAGATGCACATGCCGAGAACGAAGACGGCCCCGATGAGTGCGCCGCTCGGCCCGTCGTGGATTTCCTCCATGTCGATCCACGACGCCCACTGGTCGTCGTCCCCGCTCACGACGCCAGCACCCCCGCGTCCGCACCGGAATGCCCGACGACCTGCCGCGCCAGCTCGCACTTCGGCCACACGCACATCAGTTCGGCGGCCAGGTTCTCGAACAGCACCCGCCCGCAGGATTCGCACACCGGCAGCGTGGGGCGTGCGGTGAACCGGCCCGTGGCGTGGTCGCGGGACAGGGCCGCGGTCACAGTCGACCTCCGGCGAGCACGACTGCGTGTCGGTGGTCCTGCCCGAGCGATGCCGACTCTGCGTGCTCCCTGCACACCGCTTGGCCGTTGATGACCGTGATTGCCCGGGCTACGTTCGCCGAGTCCTCGCGGATCCACATGCAGATCGAGCAATAAAGCCCACTGCCTGCCTCGGTCACCGTCGTCCGCCCATCGTGCCCACGCGCTCGATCCGCCACTGCACGTCGGTCGCCTGCCGCCGTCGCAGCCACCACGCGCCGATGCGGGTGCGGGTCAGCAGGGTGCGTGCCGGCAGCCACCACCACTGGCCCTCGCGGAAGCGGAAGGCGTCGAGCTGGTAGCGGATCACCGGTCGGCCTGGGCTCGGTACGCGGCGACGGCGGCGACAGCGAGAGTGCGGAGACGTGCCTGCTGTTCGATGAACGCACGGAGCGGGCTACCCCAGTCGTCAGGGTGACGACCTTCCGCAACCCACAGCGCCCGCGCCACCACCTCCACGACCCGTTCCTCGTCGAAGATCCCGAAGCGGTCGAAGCGTGCGCGGAACTCGGCGTCGCTGGCGTCGGTCCGGTCGGTGACGGTCATCGGAGCCACCTCCGCCACCAGGGGAGCCATGCGGGGGTCTTGGCTCGTCGGCCCATCCGGCAGAGCTGGAGCGGGTAGCCGGACCCGTGAGGGTGCCCGCTGTTGCGACATACCGTGGTCATCGGGTGGCCTCGGTGTCCCAGATGACGAGCGGGTGGCGCATGTGCTGCCCGTACATCTGTCGTCCGCCGTTCCAACGCGCGGCATCGACTGGCCGGTCTTCGCGGAAGAGGCCCTCGGACTCCGCGCCAAGGATTTGGCAGGGGGCGTTGAGCACGGTCCAGGGCTGGCCGTCTGCGTCTAGAACTCGATCGCCGATCTTCATGCCTTCTGCTCCTTCTGTCGGAGTGCGTCTTCGAGCAGCCGCCGCGCGGCAGCTCTTCCTTCGGGTGTGGACGACGGCCCAACCAGTGCCGGCGGGGGTGGTTCGGTGGTGGCGAGCCAGTCGGCGAAGTCGATGACGGTCATGCCGCACGTCCCGAGAACGTGGGCGGCTGGAATGCGAACCGGGCATCAGCGATCAGTTCCGTGGGCCAGTCCCGCTCGCCACGGGCACCACGCCACGGCACGACCTCGACGCGGCGGAACTCCTGCGCGTCGTCCGTCTTCGCGCGGCGCAGACCCATGCCGAACTCGGGCCAGCGCAGCCACAGCGACGAGCCGGTCGGTCGGACCGGTCGGTCGGTCATCGCGTTGGAGCCGTGGCCGGCGTGGGCCTCAAGCAGCAGCGCGCAGTTGCCGCGGGTGCGGATGAGGTCCAGGGCGACGGTGCAGGCGCGGGCCGTGGCCTCGTCGTTGGGGTTGTCGTTCATCAGCTTGTAGAGCGGGCCGATGATCAGGATGTCCGGCTGGCACATGGTCACGCGCTTCATCAGCCACGCCACGTTCGACGGCTCAGCAAGGTTGAGACCCTCGGGGCGGCGCTCGACGAACACCCGGTCGGCGACGTCGTGACGGGCCGACTTGACCTTCGCGGAGTCGACCATCTTGCGGATCGTCTGGCGCATGATCTGCGCCGGGTTCTCCAGGTCGACGAGCAGCACGGTGCGCGGCTCGATCGGCGCGTAGGTGAACGGGTCCAGGCCGGCAGCGGCGCAGACCGCGATCTGGCGCAGCAGCATCATCTTCCCGAGCCCCTCGGCGCCGGTGAGGATCATGCGGTCTTCGCGGGCGAGCAGGCCGGGGATCACCCAATCCTCAGGCTGGTCCTCCTCGCCGAGGAAGTCGGTCAGGGTGGGCACCGTGACGTTGCCGGTGATCAGTTCGGCCTCGGTGACGTCGGCGAGCTGGGCTTGCGTCTCGGTGGTGACGGCGAGCGGCTCACAGGTGTCGTTGTTGGCCTGCTGGACGAGGCGGGTGCCGATCTCGACGAGTTCGCGGCGCGTGGCGTGACGCCGGATGTCCTCGGCGAGCAGCGGCGCTGACGCGGGGACCTCGACCTGCTGGATGAGTTCGAACAGGTAGGGGCCGCCGCCGATCTTGCCGAGCGTCCCGTCAGCGGTGGCCGCGGTGAGGACCGCCGTGGCGTGCATCGGTTCGCCGGCCAGGAAGCGGCGGTGCAGGACGGCAGCCAGGAAAGCGTGCGCCGGGTGATGGAAGTCGTCGGGGGAGATGACGGCGAACACACGCTCGGCCACGTTGGGCTGCTGCATGAGCGAGCCGAGGACCTGCTTCTCGGCGATCACGTTCTGGATGGGCGCGGTCATCGCCATTCGACCTTCTGGCCCATGACGAACTCTTCAGGGTGGATCTCGCGCCACCGCTGCGCCGACTCGACCCAGAGCATCCGCTTCTTGCCCTCGTGCGGGTCAGCGGGGCGAAGCTGGTGCACGCTCGCCTCGTCTTCCCAGCGCCCGGCGTTGAGCCAGCTCGCGGGGAGCGGTCGGTACTGCGGGTCGGGGCTGAAGGCGTGGGCGGTGAGTCCGTCGAGGACTTCCTGGGGGTCGACCTTCTTGATGACCTTGTCCCACGCTTTGCGTGCTGCTGCCTTTGCCTCTCGCCGGGGGTACAGCTTCCAGAACTCATCGAAGAGGTCAGGCTCGGGAGAGATACGTAGTATCTCTTCTTTCTCTGCCTCTGTATCTGGTACGGCTTTGCTAGGCGTTTGCTTGGGCAAATCGCTAGCAACACCCCTAGCACTTGCTAGACCTTTTGCTTTGGCTTCGCCACCTCGTTTGCCAGCCTCACGACGGGCCGCCTTGAGCTGTCTTACCTGCTCAGCGCTCCGCTGGTGCTCCAGGTAGTCGTGCACCATGTAGCCGCTGTCGGCTACCTCGATCAGACCGGAAGTCGTCAGTGTCGCCCACACACGCGGCGGAGCCATTTTGCGTGCGACCGCAGACGAAATCTCTCCATCTGTCAGGTTGCGGGCGCAGTAGCAGAGCGCCTCGATGTAGGTGCGGAACTCCTTATCCGAGAGGCCGGCCACTTTCGGGTGCTCGTCGAATCCGTCATGGAGCTTGACGTAGGTGCGGTCGTCAGCCATCAGACGACCGCCTTCGGCCGCGCGATGTTGTAGACCGGAGACTCCGTAAGGATGGCTCGGATCTCGTGCTGGCGAGCGATCCCTTCGCCGCGGAAGCAGGTCACTCGTGCGCGGCGAACCTCAGCCCACCAAGGCTTCCGACGGTGCTTGGCCCATCGAGACGCGATGTTGAAGGTGATCCCCACGTAGAGGAGGCGGCCTGCTCGGTCGTACAGGCGGTAGATCGACTCGTGCTGGTAGCCAGTGCTGCCGTTCTCGGTGTGGCAGCAGTACAGGGCTCGGCGGACGGTGACGCGCGGGATGATGAAGTCCTCGGTGCTGAGTTCCATCAGGCGGCGTCCTCGAGCAGCAACCACACGACGTGCGACTCGTCCAGCCCGCCGGCCAGCGCGATCTCGGCGTCGGTGAGGCCGTGGGTCCGGGCGCTCGAGCAGATGGAGCGCAGCGCGTTGACGGACTGCTGCCAGTGGACGGATGCGACGGCGACGGCGTTCCATGCCGCGTCGCGCACTTCATCGCGTGGGGTGTTGCCCGATTCGGGCTGGTCGTTCATCATGGAGTCGCTGCCTTTCCGGCGTAGTGGTCGAAGGTGGCGCGGCCTCGTCGTGTGTCAGCACGGCGGGGCCACTTCATTTTCCCGGTTGACCTGCGGTTTCGGTAGGCGAGATCGAAAGTCTGTTCGACCCCGCAATCGATCTGTCCCGCCGTGTCCACGTTGCTGCCAATGCGTCTCACTGCTCGTTCGCCTTTGTAGGGTTCCCACAAAGAGCAGAAGGGCGGGCGCTCACGACGCCACCTGCTCCCGCGCCGGGCACGACAGCCGCTTGTGCTTGGACATCGACGCCGGCAGCAGCAACGTCCCGCAGGCAGGGCAGGGGCGACGGTCAGCGGCGACGTAACGGCCCTCCACGAACGAGGCACACTGGTCGCACAGGGGCATGTAGCGCTTGCGGTGCACCTCCACGCCGACCGCCGTCCCGTGGGCCACGTTGTTGCGGACCGAACGGGGCAGGTCCAGCGTCGGGCGGACGGGGGTGATGCCGAGGCGGTCCGCGATGGCCTTCCGTTCCCGCTCGTCCGTTCCCGCCCACACGCCTTCCTCACCGCGGGTGACGGCCCACATGAGGCAGCCCTCGCGGTACTTGCACGGGTCGCACACCCGCTTGGCCTTCTCCAGCCGCTTCGGTGCGGACTTGCTGTCGGCGAACATCAGGTCCGGGTCAGCGGCGCACGGGGTGGTGACGTCGGACGGGATCGGGTACGGCGGGCGAGTCACGACTCGCCTCCTTTCGAGCAGGCGGTCAGGTACTCGCGGATGGCGCTGATCGGGATGCGGATAGCCGCGTCGCCGAATCGGTAGGACCGCAACTCACCGGACGCGATGGCCCGGTCGACGATGCCGCGGGAGACGCCGAGCAGACGTGCGGTCTGGATGATCGTGAGCTTCTGCTCGCGGATCGGGTCGGGGGCGGTCATGCGGCTGCCACCGCCGATTCAGCAGCCATGATCAGTTCCCCGATGCGCTGGGCGACTGCGGGAACCACGGCGTTTCCGATGGCCTTAAGTCGGTCCACCCGGCCGGGAGTCCCATAAGCCACTCCGTGAGGTCGGGACTCAGTGGCCCACGTCCGTCCCGATTCCTGGCAGCGTCCTTCATGTTCCAGTCCTTGCGCCGGCGTCCAAGAACCCCACCGCCGTTCGAGTCGGAGGCCCGGGGCGTGGGCCACTCCGAACAGGCGGGTACGTGTGTGTGGGGCTCCCACTGCACAAGCGCTGATGGTCCCGACGCGGACTCGATAGCCTCGTCGACCAAGGTCAGCGAGAACAGTTCCGAGTCCCTTGGTCCGCAGACCAGGCACGTTCTCGAACATGAACCATTCGGGTCGGAGTTCTCCGACAAGTCGGTCCACGTCGGGCCAGAGCCACCGCTCGTCGTCTTCTCCGAGTCGCTTGCCAGCATGTGAAGCCGGCTGACACGGGAAGCCCGCGGTGACGAGGTGGATCGGCGGGCGCTGTCGGGATCGCCACCAGTCGGCCGCTGTCTTGACGTCGTCATGCTTCGGTACCTCCGGCCAGTGCTTGGCCAGCACGCGCTGGCAGAAGGGGTCGCGTTCGACTTGTCCGACGGTGGTCATGCCAGCCCGCTCGAGGCCGAGGTCCAGGGCGCCGATACCGGAGCAGAGGGAGAGGACGTTCACGACGCCGCCCTCTTCCGCTCGTCCACACACACCGGGCACAGCGGCTGACTGGCGAGCGCCAGGTGGACGCCGCACGTCGTGCACCAGATGAGCGGGTGGTCGGACGGGCCGAGGGGGATCGGCGTGGGCGCGGTCATGCGACGGCCCTGCGCTCTTCCAGCAGCACGCGGCGAATGAGGCCGGTGTCCCAGTGCTGGGGCCGCCACACGTAGACCTCGTGGTGCACGCCGAGGTGGGTGAGCCACACGTCCTGTTCGGGCCGCAGCTTCCCCTTCTCCGACTTGAGTTCGATGAAGATGAGCCGGCCGGTGGTGGTGTGGATCAGGACGAGGTCGGGGAAGCCTGCGCGGTTGCGGCGCGGGTCGTTGTCGTGGAAGTGCATGAACCCGGCCCAGCGGGCGAGGTCGATGACCATCTGTTGGAGCTGCGCCTCGGTCATCGGGACCACACCAGCAGGCAGCAACCGAACGGCGGGCGCTCGTTGGGCTTTACCTCAGTGGCGCCGGGCTTGATGAACCGCAGGCGACCGGGCAGGAACTGGACCGAGAGCGGCAAGTCCGGACGGTCCCGGAAAGGCTCGACGTACTCCTGCCACCAGGGCTGCTCGGGCCGGTTGGCGGGCAGAAGCATGACGATGCTCTCGACGGGATGCCGGGTGAGGCCCGGTACGTTCCCGAGGGGTTCCATTCGGTACCACTCGCGCCACGCCTTCTCGAGCCAGCGGTCGAGACCGGAGTACGGCGGGTTGCACCACACGGAGCCCATCCACGGCTGCAAGAGGCCATCGGCCAAGCGCGTGTAGTAGTCCGGCGTCTTGGCGTTGTGCGGGGCGGCGGCAACGTCGAGCGTGAAGTGGTACCGCTCGTTCAGCTCGTCCCAGAAGTCCTGCGGCGTGCCCCGGTCGTCGATCTCGTCATCGACACCGTTGCGGGTCACCTGCTGCGGGTGGTTGTTGGCGCGGAATCCGACGAGGCTCATGCCGTCCACGACTTCCACCGCAGCAGCCGTGCGACCGCCTCGGCGACGTAGGTGAGGGCCAGGATCAGCAGGGCCACCTCGGGGGTCACGACAGGCCCTCGAGCGTCGGCTCGGCGTCGGCCTGCTGCTCGTGCTTGATCCAGTCGAGGACGGCCTTCGCTTCGACAGGGGTCAGATCCGTCGGTGACTTGATCTCGCGGTCGATGACCTGAGCGACGGCGGCCAGCTTCGTCTCGCGGTCGATGATGCCGAGGCGGGTCAGGCCGTCACCCAGTGCCTTGAGGTCCGCGTCAGAGATGCCGCCAGCCCGAGCGGGTGCCGGTGCGTCAGCGAGCGGCTGGACGACGTAGGGCGCGCGCTTGCCCTTGGAGACGGCCAGGACGAGCGTCAGGGCCTTGGGGATGTGCGACAGATGGCTGACCCTGATCCCGCCGACGTCCATGCCACCGAACCGCACAGCCGGGTCGCGGTAGAGCGTCATGCGGCGGCCGGCGTAGGTGGCTGCGTCCGGTCCCCACGCCGACACCAAGATGCGGCGCACCGTCTTGCTCGGCTTGAACGGTCGGCCGGGGAACTCGGCGAGGTGGATGTCGACGGGCTGCTCGGCGCTGCCCTTCTTGACCTCGGTGATGGTGAACGTGCGCGGGCCGGTCAGCAGGTCCTCGGCGTTGAGCTGGTCACTGCGCGGGATGATCGTGTCGGTCATGTCCATCAGGCGACGCCTCCAAATAGGTCGCCTTGAGACAGGCGATTAGCAATGACTTCGCAGTACCGTTCTTCGATCTCGACGCCGATAGCGCGGCGGCCTTGTGCGCGAGCGGCAAGCAACGTGGCGCCAGACCCGGCGAATGGATCGGCGATAATGCCGGGCGGGCACTTCTGGATTAGCCGCTCCATGAGGGAGACGGGCTTGGGCGTCGGGTGATCGACGCGGCTCGCCGGTATCCGGTTGGTGCGGATTACGGTCCCTTCGCGGGTGCCGGTGAAGCCGTCGCCGAGGACGTAGACCTCCTCATGGGAAGGACCCCACGGCAGACTCAGGTCACCCATGCCGGGCCACTCGCCCTTGTCCCACACGAGGAGGGCACGAGTGGCTGCAGGACGAGCTACACGCCAGGTTCCGAACACGATGGCCGGGCGGTCACCCCAAATGGCTAGGGCGTCGTCTCGTGCCGTCAGCGTGGTGTCGCCCTTGATCTGGTTCGGCTTCCAGCCCGAGACGTAGGCCATCCCGTAGGGCGGGTCCGTCACCAGCACGTCGGCGATCAGCCAGTCCTGGATCTCGCGGCAGTCGCCGTGGTGAAGGAATACGTCGTCGTCGGCGTAGTAGAGAGTCATGCCGCACGCTCGCCGGGGGCGGGGAAGTTGACGGTGGCGTACTCGCCGTGCAGCTCACGCGCGGCGGCGTCGTAAGCGCAGGCGGCTTCCTCGGCGGTCGAGTAGTAACCAAGGTGACGAGGCCGCTGGCCGCTGACGGCTATGTACGCCCGCCACTTGTCGTGCCCCTTGTGCCAGGACACCCCCTTGAATCCAGACGAGTTGTCCAGGCGACGGCGGCTGTTTTGGAGGTTCTCCCCAGTCGTGACTTCTCGGAGGTTCAGGCGCCGGTTGTCCAGGCCGTTGCCGTTGCGGTGATCTGTCCTCTCGAACCCGGTGAGGAACTTGTGCAGCAGCAACCTCGTGCGCTTTCCGTTCCGCCGGACCTCCCGGATCGCGTACACGTTCCGACCGTTCTGGCGCGCGTGCCACTTGTGGGCAAGCACGCGCTCGGCGTCGGCCGCGTCAACAATGGCGACGTAGCCCTGCGACAGAGGTACTTCGACGATGGTCACAGGATCATCTCCATCTCGACGACGCGCTCCGTCATCGGGAAGCCAGCGACAGCGGTCTCGTAAGCAGCCACCATCTCCGCCGCCGCTTCCTCGAACTTGATGACGGCGGTTTCGATCGCGTCGAACCACTGCTGATCTGGATAGACGCGCTTCACCCAGAGAGGCATCCCGCCCGCATAGCTGATGTAGTCACACCAGGCGCGGCCACTGACCAGAAGGCCCGCCTGCAACTGCGCGAAGTTCTCCGCGGGCACCTGGCCGTCGAGAACGGTCTGGAGCTGCTTTTTCTGGCGGCGGGACTTGACCTCGATCAGGCCGTCATCACCGACCAGGCCGTCGGGGGAGTAGCCGATGCGGAACGTGCGCCCGTCGACCGTGAACTCGCGGACCATGAACCCGACCGTGTCGACGATGACGCCGCGCCACTCCTCGTACGTGGCGACGGCGCGCGGCTCGTCTTCGTGGCCCCGCAGCATGTCGTCGGACACGAAGACCGGGTC